ACTTCCAGTTTTGTTGATAAAAAAATGAAGGCGATAATGAAAGCATTTGTCAGGGATGGCAGGTGCTTTTTTTGTGCCCGGAGTGATCCGGGTATTTTTGTGCCTTTTTTTATGGGATTTGGGGGGTGAGCCGTATGGCAGGGAACAGAATCAGGGGGATCACTGTCGAGATTGGCGGCGATACCACAAAATTGCAGACTGCCCTGAAAGGGGTTAATACGGAAATTAGGAATACGCAGAGCCAGCTGAAAGATGTGGAGAAGCTTCTGAAGCTGGATCCGGGGAATACGGAGCTGATCGCGCAGAAGCACAGACTGCTGGCACAGGCGGTTTCTGAAACAAGGGAAAAGCTGGAGACTTTGAAGACTGCACAGCAGCAGGCGGATGAGGCATTGCGGAACGGAACGATTTCCCAGGACCAGTATGATGCCCTGCAGAGGGAGATCATTGAGACGGAACAGAGACTGCGGAGTCTGGAAGAGCAGGCGAACCAGTCTGCGACTGCCCTGCAGAAAATCGGGGCAACCGGTGAAAAGCTGCAGACGGTTGGAAACAAGATTTCTTCTGTTGGGCAGAAGCTGCTTCCTGTGACGGGAGTGGTGACAGGGCTTGGAACGGCGGCGGTGAAAACTGCCGCTGATTTTGACTCTGCGATGAGTAAGGTGGCGGCTGTGTCTGGGACAACGGGATCGAATTTTGATAGCCTCCGGGATAAGGCCAGGGAGATGGGTGCCAAAACGAAGTTCTCTGCGACTGAGGCGGCAGATGCCATGAACTATATGGCAATGGCCGGATGGAGAAGACGGAGGATATGCTGTCCGGTATTGAGGGTGTTATGTATCTGGCTGCGGCATCCGGGGAAGACCTGGCAACGACTTCTGATATTGTGACGGATGCGCTGACGGCTTTTGGGCTGACTGCAGCGGATTCGGGACATTTTGCAGATGTGCTGGCGGCTGCTTCCAGTAATGCCAATACCAATGTGTCCATGATGGGCGAGACGTTCAAGTATTGTGCGCCGGTTGCCGGAGCGCTGGGATTCTCGGTTGAGGATACGGCGGAAGCAATCGGTCTGATGGGGAATGCGGGTATCAAGGCTTCCCAGGCCGGTACATCCATGCGTTCCATCATGACGAATCTGACCGGGGATGTGAAGCTGTCGGGTGCGGCGATCGGGGATGTGACCATTGCTACCACGAATGCGGACGGTTCCATGAGGAGCCTGTCTGCAATTCTGGCTGACTGCAGGGGAGCTTTTGCAGGAATGACGGAAGCTGAGAAGGCGAACAATGCGGAGGCTCTGGTTGGAAAGAATGCCATGTCCGGGTTCTTGGCACTGATGAATGCGGCTCCGGGGGATATTGAAAAGGTGTCGGGGGCGGTAAATAACTGCAAGGATGCCGCAAAGAACATGGCGGATACCATGCAGGATAATCTGGAAGGACAGCTGACTATTCTGAAGTCACAGCTTCAGGAGCTGGCGATCTCTTTCGGGGATCTGCTGATGCCTGCGGTGAGGAGTATTGTTTCCGGACTGCAGGGGATGGTGGATGTGCTGAATGCCATGCCGGACGGGGTGAAACGTGTGATCATGATCGTTGCACTTCTGGCTGCGGCTCTGGGACCTGTGCTGATCATCATAGGCAAGACTCTTTCGGCCATTGGAACGATTATGACATGGGCACCGAAGCTTGCCGGTGCGATCAGTGCGGTGAAGGGTGCTTTTGCAGCACTGAGTGCTACGATGATGGCGAACCCTATTGCTATTGTGATCGCTGCCATTGCAGCTTTAGTGGCGGCGTTTATTTATCTCTGGAATACCAATGAGGAGTTCCGGAAGTTCTGGATTAGGCTGTGGAATGAGATTAAGGAAGTCGCTGTCCAGGTATGGACGGCGGTTTCCCAGTTTCTGGTTTCTGCATGGAACGGTATCCGCACAGTCATTACTACGGTGATGAATGCGATCCGGACGGTGATCACTACTGTCTGGAATGGTATCCGGACAATTATTTCTACGGTGCTGAATGGAATCAGGGGTACTGTCAATTCCGTGTGGAATGGGATCAGGAATACGATTTCTTCTGTGGTAAACGGGATTAAGAATACGGTTTCCAGTGCTTTTAATGCCATGTGGTCCGGAATCCGGAGTACGATTTCCGGTATTTATAATACGATTCGGGACGGACTGGGAAATGCAGTGAATTATATTACGGGTCTTGCGTCTGCCGGATGGCGTTGGGGCGCAGATATCATCAATGGCATTGTGAATGGAATCCGGAGCTGTATTGGTGCAGTTGCCAATGCAGTAACGGATGTGGCAAATACGATCCGTTCCCATCTGCATTTCTCTGTGCCGGATGAAGGACCACTGACGGATTTCGAGAGCTGGATGCCGGACTTTATGAGTGGTCTGGCTGAGGGCATTGAGAAGAGCCGGGGAATGGTGAAGGCGGCTGTGAACAGTGTGGCTGCGGATATGGTAATTTCGCCGCAGATGGATGTGGCTGACGGCGGTGTGATGACCGGTACAGGAACGTCTTGCAGTGCGGATTTGATAGCCGGTATTGTGGCGGCGCTGAGGGATGTGCTGGGTGATCAGAAAGGACAGTAGGGGGATCTGGTGATTCCGGTTTATCTGGGGAACCAGCTGCTGGATGAGGTGATCGTGACAGCACAGCAGAGAATGAGTCTGAGGAGCGGAGGTAGATAGGATGGCTTTTTTTCAGTATCTTGTATTTGACGGGGAGAACCTGCCGCTTCCGGATTCTTATGAGGTGGAGCTGGAAGATGTGGAAGCGGATTCCGGCGGTGAGACGGAGGCAGGGACGACACAGAGGGATGTGGTGCGGCATGGTGTTGCGCGGATCCCGGTGTCGTTTTCTGTTACGGCGAAGTGGTTGAAGAAGCTGGCAGGGTATGCGAAGCTGGATAAGATCAGTGTGCAGTATTTTGATGTGGAGACAGCGGAGCTGAAACTGGCAGAGATGTATGTAACGGGGTATAAGGCGAAGCTGAAAAAGGATACCAGCTATAAGGGGCTGTGGACAGTGAGTTTTACATTGAAAGAAATGTAGGAAAATGCTATACTAAAAAAGAAATCAAGTGAAAAATTAATGCGAGTTTTATCTGTTGTTAACGATTAATCAGGAGGGAAAAGCATGCCGTACAATTTCATGGGAGATTTATACAAAAGAGAGATTGTCGAGAAATTGCAGAAACTTGGGTATAATGTAAAAAGCGTAAATGCATTAAATAAAATTATGGAACAGATGGGACTGCTAGTTCATTATGCTAATGGTTGGGGGACTACTGATAAAGGAGCTAAGTTTTCAATGTGGCATAAAGGTGTGTTTAATTCTGATGCATGGCATCCTGAACTGGTTGATGAAATTATCAAGTTTTTGGAAAACAAATAATAAACTATTGAGTTGCTTTGAATAGTAGAATTGTTAATTGACATGGAGAAGGAATGAATCAGAAGAAAGCATACTGGTTTGAACAGCCGTATATGCCAAGAATGAAAAATATTGCAGTGGCTCCTCTTATTCAGGAAGATGGAAGGCTGTCCATCTGTGTTCCTGGGGATGATCCTTCGTGGTCGTGGATATGGAATCTGACGGGAAAGGTTATTCTGGATGGGGATGATTATTTTGAGTTTCAGTGTGATGATGAGGTCATGCACATGCGTGGTGGAACGTATAAGTTTCATGCTCTGGACATTGATACATTTCGGAATGAAACCTGTCAGTGGATCTCAGAGGGAAGACAGATTGCAGAGTGCTGCAGGACAACGGAAGAACTGCATCAGTGGTATCTGGATCACTGGACATATAACAGGTAGGGAAGGAACTGGCTGTAATAGTAAAAATGGGAAAGCATCGGTCAATTATGGTGGCTGGTGCTTTTTTCGTGCGGAAACGGAGGTGCGGGATGTATCCGGTGTCGGATGGATTTCTGAGGGCTGTGAAAAGCAATACAAGAAAATATTACTGGACGGGTACGATCGTCACGAAGGCCGGAGTGTTTTATGAGTTCGGGGCGAAGGAGATTGTGAAGGGTTCCTGATATATTACCAGGCAGTGCTGTGGAAGCACGGAGATTGAACTGGGGACGGTGTATGCGGCGGAGATGGGGATCACGCTTCTGAGCGACATTGACCGGTACACGCTGGAGGATGCTCAGGTGACGCTGGTGTTTCATCTGGTGCTGGCGGATGGTTCTGTGGAAGATGTGCCGATGGGAGTTTTTGAGGTCAGTGAGGCGAACCGTCTGGCGAAGTGCCTGGAACTGAAAGCTTATGATTTTATGCTGCGGTTTGATAAGAGTTTCAACGGATTTGAGACTGTGGGGACTGCTTATGATTTTATTACTTTGTGCTGTAAGCGGTGTAAAGTGGAGCTTGCGAATAAGAGGGCGGAGATTGATGCCATGCCGAATGGCGGGGTGACGCTTTCTGTTTATACTGAAAATGATATTGAGACCTGCCGGGATGTGCTGTTTTATGTGGCACAGGTTCTGGGAGGTTTCTTTATTATTAACAGGGAGGGGAAGCTGGAACTGAGAAAGTACGGAAAGGATCCTGTGATGAAGGTGGAGCAGAGACACCGGTTTTCTTCCAGCTTTTCGGATTTTATTACCAGGTACACGGCAGTGAGTTCCACCAACAAGCAGACGCAGATTGCAGAGTATTATGCTCTGGATCCGGATAATGGGCTGACTATGAACCTGGGTGTGAACCCACTTCTGCAGTTTGGGTTAAAGGAGACCAGGGAGATGCTGTGCAGGAATATCCTGGCAGATCTGTCAGTGATCCGGTATGTGCCGTTTGATTCGGATACCATCGGGAACCCTGCGCTGGATCCGGGGGATGTGCTGAGGTTTGCAGGAGGACAGGCGGATGAGGGACAGATTACCTGCATCACTTCCATCAGGCAGAAGATCGGGGGAAGGCAGAGTCTGAAATGTGTGGGGAAAAATCCGAGGCTGGCTCAGGCGAAGTCAAGGAACGACAAGAATATTTCGGGGCTGCTGAACCAGATTGAAGACAACGCGAAGACTGGGAAGATCGGGATTCATACGTTTACCAATGCTCCGCGCATGAGATCGGGCAGACCAGGGTGAAGCTGATCAGTATCCAGTTTGCTTCTTCTGAGGAAAACCACATGCAGTTTTTTGCGCAGGTTGTTGTGGATGTGGCTGCGGATCCGGTGGAACGGTCTGCGGAGGCTTCCGGGACTGTGGTGATTCCATTTCCGGGCGGAAGCGGCAGTGGAACTGGAAGTGGTACGGGTGGTTCTGATGGAACCGGGGAGACATCGGATGCAGGAAGTTCTGAAAATGATGCGGCAGGGAATGAAGTTGGAAATACTTCCGGGAATGAGAATACAGGGAGTACGGATGATGTCGCTGGTGGCTCGGAGGTTTCTGTGGATGTGAGCCTGCCGGTGAAGTGGCAGGAGGACGGACAGGCAGTCTGCCATGTGGTCTTTGAATTTAACAATGAGGAGATTGTGGAGCATTGTCCGGTGGAGACCTGGCATTCCGGGAAACATATTTTGTCGCTGTATTATCCCATTGAGAAGATCGTTGCCAATTATACGAATACATTCAATGTGTATCTCTGGATGGAGTATGGCAGCGGTACGGTTGATGTGGGAGACTGCATTGCTTCTGTCAGCGGACAGGCAATGGCGG